TGTGCGGCCCAGCCGCGTTAAAGTCCTGCACGTGCGAACGCGACAGGCTCAAGTTCTTTCATTTGCTCAAGTGTGAGCGGCTCAAAATTCTTGCCCAGGTTCAATTCCGCGAATCGCTCGGCTGACAGTCCGCCCTTACGGAATAGCTCGGCGCGGGTCGGGCCTAGCGCGATGTCCTGAAACCCGTCAGGCTGTGTCTTGAGCCACTCATAGTAGTTCTGGCTGGCGGATACTTGTTCACCGCCGTCAGCGCCTTTCGATGCACGGGTAGCGCCTTCGTCCAGCATGTCAAAGGCCGGATCCAGCACGGCAATCGTCGTCGATCGACATTGCGGGTGTAGGGGTGGACGCGGGCCGGAGTCCAGCGGGAATCGTTTGCCATCTAAACTTTTGCACTGAATTGTTGTTCTGGAATCCAGGGTTGACACCCATTCCAGCCCAAGCACGATGTCATCGTTTGCGCGAAAAAACGTCTCGCGGGCAACCTGCGCCGAGTGCTGCACAGCCGTCCGGACAAGCACGGTATTCGCCCGGTCAATCTGTGCCAACGTGCCATCCTGTCCGCGCATTTTTGAGGTGCCGCGCAGACTGCGGACAATCTCAGCCGTGTTCTTGCCTTGATAATAGCCCTGCTGAATGACGCCATTCACGTATTCAATACTATCATCCGTCCAGCCCTGAAGCCACGGCTCAAGCAATGCGCCCTGTCGGTATCCCTGCACAGCAAGCGGGGCAGTCATGACAGCCGTCCGGACTTGCTCGGGCGAAGGAATCACGGACTCAAACGGGACTTTTGAGATGGTTTCGAGATTGCGGGCCTCTAGTTGGGCCTGATAAACCGCCGCATCAATCAGGTCGCCCGTCAATTGCGTGGTGTATCCGCCGAATATCGCCCGCAGGTCGCGCTCAATGGCGTCCAGCAGGATCTGGATGCGCTTGGCGTCATAGGTCTCAATGTCAGCCGCAATCAGCCGCATCTGCAAATCACGTTCGGCTTGCTGCAAAAAAGGCTTGAACTTCGCTACTTCAGCGGACTTCAGGCGGTCAAGCATGATCTGCTGGCGCGTGGCCAGCGTGATCTGTTCGGGCGCGGTCTTGCCTGCCGGTTCAGCCATTCATGACGCCCATGCGCGGTACGGTGTCGCCGGATTCCTCGCGCAATTCCTCGTCGGTTTTGTCGGCGCTGACGAGCTGGAGTTTCCGCATCAGGCGGTAGAGTTCGGAGTCCGGCAGCTTGCCGAGTTGGTTCGCCGACAGCAGCGCGGTCAGCAGTTGGGCATCTACGCTCAATTGCTCTTTGTCCATCTCGATGCTGTATTCGACCTCGCCAGCGCCGCCCATGTACATCTGTGCGTATTTTAGCGCCTGCTCGTATGCCTCGCTGACGTTTTCGCAGACCAGCGACAGAACCGAATGGTTTGCGGCGACCTCGGCGCGGGCCTGTTCAGCAGTTTTTGCGACTCCACCAGGCTGCATCAGTCGAGCGCCGAGTGCAATCATGCGGTTTTCGAGTGCGGTCAGTTCGGCGGGGATGGCTTGGTCAGCCGGGGCGATGGCGTATTTAAAGTCACCTCCCACCGGCAGGGGCAGCATGGCACGACTACCCATGGCGACGTTGTTTTCTGCCAGCCAGTCACGCCAGGATTCCGACAGGCCGGTGATTGTCGGCTGAGGCTGGCCAGCGTAGAACAGGGCGTTGTACCAGTCGGCGGCGAGCTGGTAATGCTTGGCGTTGAGGCTGGCAATGTCCATCAGCGGGGCGTTGTCGATGCTCGTGTCGTTGTTTTCCGAGCCGATAAAACAGAATGGAATCTCTGACCACGGCAGACCGTTGGCCATTGTCGGCATGGACTCACCGACGAGAATCAATTCATCAGGCCGGTTCGTGTCGCGCTGCCACAGCCGGACAACATAGACGCCATCCATCAGCCGCAACTCGCGCCATTGATCGACCTCCGTCAGCGAGAAATCGCCAGCCTGTATCGCTGTCTCACGGATGACGACAAGCGACAGCCGGTTGATGGCCCCGACTTTTTCCGTGCGCCAGTTGATGACGGCTTCGGGCGGATAGGCAATGACGTTCGGGCGGATAGCGCCGGTTTGCATGTCAGCAACCGACAGTGCGCCGGACGATTCAGGGAAATCCACAAACAACGCAGCCCGGCCAGCGCGCAATACATCAGCGGTGACGGATTGCGACTGCTGATAGATGCTGATGCCGCTGCCATCAATGTCGGTGTCCACGTATTGCAGGTTGGCAGGCGTGGACAGTTCCGGCCATTTGCCGAACGCTGCGCCAATCATGGATTTGCAGGTCTGGCCAACGACCGGGAACAGGCAGGCGCGTTGCAGGTAGCGGGCATAGATTGCGCCGTTGCTGTCGTCGCCGAGCATGTTCGGGTCTGGCAGGTACAGAACGCCCTTTGCTTTGACTGCGGCCTGGCCATCGATGAAATCCCGCGCCAATTCCCATTGAGACAGAGCCTCGCGATAGTCGGCGCGCTCAAAAGATACGTTATCGGTCATTAGAAATTCATCCGCATTTTGGGCATTCCGGGGATTTCGCCGCTCTTGATCATGCCGCCCAGCGCATAGCGGCAATTGTGCACAAGCACGCCAGACGCAAAAAATTCTTCCGCATCCTCTACCATTAAATCATACACTGCATTTCTTGTCCCTGTATCTCGCACGCATAGCACACGATCTTCCGCCGTATTCGATGCGCTCTGATTCGCGCATGGCAAGCTACTCAAGGAAAGTATCCTGTCATTGCAACCCATGCTATCCATCCGCACGAATCCTTTTTGCGCGTCAAAAATGCGGTGGTCTTCTGTTGTCCTCAACGTCCTTCCGCCTTCCGTAACCATCTCGAAAATTTGGGCATGGTCTTTTATTTTTGCTGCCGCCAATACAGTTTTCCATCCGATTCTTGTCATCACAAGGTCGCCAACAACCACATCTTGAACAGGAATCTCGCCACGCATGGTTGCAACCATCTGGCCCTTTTCAATGCAGGCATCCCAATAATGGTTATTGGCGTCTTCGATGTCCGGCAGTATATCACCCGTCCGTTTGTCTGTCCTGAAACTGTACAGCCGCGCCTCTTTCTGCATTTCCGCGCATCGCGTATGAATGACGACCTCGCGGAAAGACTTGATGAAGGAAATCCCATCCTCAACACTCCCCGCCCATTTCTTCACCGGCTCGATGCGGGGCATGTGCGGGCGCTGTTTGTTCGGGTCGGGCCGCTTTAGGTAGCTGATGGACTCAGGGCGGGCAGAGTCGGCACGGACGACATGCGAACAGATGCCGGGAATGCGCTGCTCCAGATAGCCTGCGGTGTCGTCCAGTTCCAGCCCGACCCGGCCAGCCTCGCGCTCAATCCACAACCGATTGTCATGTATCCAGCATTTGACGGCTGCGCTCGGATCGTTTGCAAAGCCAAAATCGAGGCCGTGATATGGCCCCTGCCAGTCCGGGTCTGGGTCGAACTCATCAACGCGCCATTTGCCCTTGAATATCTGGCTCTCGGATTTCGTGTTGTACCCGCCATCCCAGACGTGCGCGAATGAATCGGAGTTGTATTTACGGTCATACTCGCGTTCCTTGCGGAGCGTGTCGGGCAGGAACGGGTTGTCCGTGCTGTTGACGTGCACCAGAATGAAATCGGACGCTTCCGGGCCGGTCTTGGGCCGGTCGGCAAAAAACTTATCAACAGGGTCATCCGGCTGGTCGGGATTCCAGCTAAACCAGATTTCGGAGGACTCGTTGCGAATGGTCGGGCGCAGCAATTCCAGGGAGCGGGCGGAAAGGTTCTGCGCTTCCTCGACCCATGCCCGGTCGAATCCTTCCAGAGACTTGATGCTGTCGGCGGTGTGATCCTGCATTCCCTGGAAAATGATGATGCCGTTGCCGTTGCGTGAACGGATCTCGGTGAGCGTGACTTCAAACAGATGCGAGACGCCGAGCGCGGTGATTTTTTGCTTTAGCAGTTCGCGGGCGGAGAACTGGAGCGACTTCTGGATTTCGCGGATACAGACGGAGCGCTGATGCGGGTTTGCCGAGTGTTCCTCGATGAGCATTTCGGCAAACAGATGCGATTTGCCAGAGCCTCGCCCGCCTTTTGCGCCCTTGTACCGGGCAGGGTATAGCAGTGGCTCAGCCCATGCAGGCGTCTCAATTACCAGTTCCATCAGGGGTCGGCTTGATGATGCGGCGGGTGATCTGGGTCACTTGCACAGTGCCGGTATGCTCGGTCTCGGTCTTGTCCTTCCATCCGAATCGGTTCTTCATGTTGAATATCCATGTCGTGGCATTACCGTCAGACTCGCCACATGACATTTTGCGCCCCTGTCGTTCCCACCAGACCTGACATAAGTCCTTGCACTGTTTTACGGTTCGAC